GACGGATTCATGAATATTCCAGATGGAATCGATGAGGAACTGCCATTTCAGTAGGAGGAGACATGCGAATTTATTTATCAGGAGCAATCACAGGAACCAAAGATCATGAAAAAAGATTTCAGCAGGCAGAGGAAGAAGCAAGGAAACAGTTCCCGGAGGCGGAGATTATCAATATGGCCAGCGTTACACGCCCGTTGAACCGGACCGTGAAGAGCCTGGAACATAAAGATTATATGGCGATGTCATTTCTGCTTCTAGGGAAATGTGACGCAATCTACATGATACCGGGATGGGAACAGAGCCGGGGAGCGAACCAGGAATATGGCTATGCGGTAGCGAAAGGAATGCGGATCCTGGGGGCAGAGGGATGAGCGGCCTGCGGTTCCAGAAAGAGAAGACAAAGAAAAAAAGAAAGCAGCATACGGCCAGTATCCTGCAGGAAAAAGACGGCACCTGTTATCTGTGCCGGCTGCTGGGAGACGAGAGTAAAAAACAGGTCGAAGAGCATCATATTTTCGGCGGCCCGAACCGGGCAGTAAGCGAAGCATATGGATTGAAAGTATATCTGTGTGTAGCACATCACCGGACCGGGAGACAAGCGGTACACAGAAATCAGGAAACCAGGAGGATCCTGCAGGAGATCGGGCAGCAGGCCTTTGAACGGATGCACAGCAGGCAGCAGTTCATGGAACTGTTTGGGAAAAATTATTTATAGAGAATAGCTGATGAATGATTTCGATTTTAACAACGAGTTAATAAGATATTTTGATAGCATAAGAGATAACTCTCCGGCTAGAGGCACTTACGATTGTTATGATGTTCCTTGCAAAAAATGCATGTGTTCAAACGATGGCATCATTTGCAGATTTGATGATCCGCAAATAGATAAGAAATTAAAAGCATGGGCAGAAGAACACCGATAGGGAGGAGAAGATGATCAAAAAGGAAGACCGGATCAAGCTGTTTAACAAATATATGGCCGGGACACGGATCAAACTCTGTGAAATCAAATTGGAGGAGAAAGGATTCTTTGATGCACCGGCAAGCACGAAGTACCACGGGAATTATGCAGGCGGACTGTTTGACCACAGCTTTGCAGTTATGAAGTTTCTGCTGGAACTGACCGAAAGAAATCAGATTCATTGGGAACGGGAAGACAGTCCGAAGATCATAGGCATGTTCCATGACTTGTGCAAAGTGGATCAGTATGAGGCAGCAGGAGAAGAATATAGATACCAGGAAGAAACATTGCTGAAAGGACATGGAGAGAAAAGCATCATGCTCTTATCGGAATATACAATGCTGACGGAAGAAGAAATCTTATGTATCCGGTATCATATGGGCGCGTTCACGGATCCGGAGGAGTGGAAAGATTATACACGGGCAGTCAGCAGATATCAGACCGTACTATGGACACATACGGCAGATATGCTTGCCTCTCATGGATTAGGGATTTAGAACAGCGATCAGGCAGCAGACGAGGGAAACAGATGGATGTGAAAAAATATTTATACCAGGTGAAACACGAAATCAGAGAGATACAGCTGAAACGCATGGAGCTGAAGCAGATGGAGCGCAGCCTATTGCCGCGTGGAATCCGGTACGATAAAGACAAGGTCAGCGCCACGCCACATGATCCGATGGAGCAGGCCGTTCGGCAGATCGAGGCAGCAGGGAAACTGGAAGAAGAGTTAGAGCAGTCAATCCGAAGACTGGATAACAGATATCGGACGGCATATCGAATGATAGAATCACTGGAGGAATCCATACAGCGCCAGATCCTGCATATGTATTTTTTATCCGGAAAAGAGTATTCCATGGATCAGATCGCCTGCTTGCTGCCACTGTCGCGGGCATCAGCGTACAGGGAATACAGAAAGGCCCTGAACATACTTGACGCGAAATTTGATACGAAATGAGACTAAAAGAGACTGAATGAGACTGGAAACTGTGGTAATATGTTATCAGGAAATTATGGCTAAACAGTTACTTGAACTTACTCAAGAGCGCATGGAGAAAGCGCTATAGAAGTGATGCCAGAGGCGCCGCAGGGCGCCTTATTTGATAAGGGGACTGTCCGGTACCACTGCAAGGTGCCGGGCAGTTTTTGCTTAAAGTGGATTCAGATCTATGAAAAAGTGGGCAGAGAAGTTCTATCGATCAACAGCATGGCGGAAGGCAAGGAACAATTATATACAAGAGAGATATCTGATTGATGGAGGATTATGCGAAGAATGCCACAGGCAGCAGGGATACATTGTGCATCATAAAACGATGCTAACACAGAATAATATTGATGATATAAACATATCATTAAACCCAGATAACCTTGAATATGTCTGCAGGGATTGCCATGAACACTTCGAGGGGCATTTGATCGGAACAAGGGAGAAAAAAAGATATGTCTTCGATGAAAACGGAGATCCAGTACTCCCCCCTGATTTGAAGTAAAACAAGGCTCAAACTACACCATTCGCCGGGGGTAGATTTTAGTGAGTAAGATTTTTCACACTTTTTTGGAAATAACAGTAAAAGCGAAAAAGAAGATGAAAAAAGAGGGAAGTAGGTGAAAGAAGAAATAAAATGCTAAAAAAAACAAAAGCATATTGGAAAAAACTGGAAAAAGAGCTGCTTGCATCTGCGAAAGAAAAGGGCATAGAAGAAAGTTACTTTTTTCAAACTACATTCCACAGATATCAGATGCAACTACAGATCATGGATGGATTAGAAACAGCAATCGAAGAACATGGACCGACAGTTGAAAAAGAATACGTAAAGGGAAGGAAGAATATTTGTATCAATCCGGCAATTACAGAATATAATAAAACATCAAATGCAGCAAATCAGACGGCAAGTGTTTTGCTAAAACTTGTGCAGGCAACAGGTGGAGAACAAAAAGATGAATTCATGGAGTTCATAACCAAGTGACAGAGTTGGAATTATATTTTGTAAAAATACTGGATGGAAAAATAGTTGCCTGTGAAAAAATGAAGCGGATTTCAGAGATCATATTGGATCAATATTATAATCCGGGAGAATATCATTTTGATTACGAAATAGCAAAAAGACATACGGATTTTATCGAAAAATTCTGCAAACAGCCATCTGGAAAAATAGGGACACCGTTAAAGCTGGAATTATTTCAGAAAGCGCGTTTTCAAGTTATCTTTGGTTTTGTAGATGACAATGATCTGCGGCAGTATAACGAAGTACTTATCATTGAGGGGAGAAAAAACGGGAAAACAACAGAAACAGCAAGTGTAGAAATTGACACGCTATGCAATGATAAAGAGGGATCGCCACAGATCTACAATGTGGCAACTGCATTAGACCAGGCAAAGTTAGGGTTTAATGCAGCAGTAAAAATGGTACGGCAGTCACCCATGCTATCGAAGCATATAAGAAAGCGAGCAGCGGACTTATATGCTTCTTTTAATATGGGATTTATAAAGGCAATCGCAAGCAATACAAATAGCATGGATGGGTTAGATACTCATGTAGGAACGATTGATGAGCTGGCAGCAATAAAAAACAGGGATATCTATGACCTGATTAAGCAGTCAATGGCAGCACGCGCGCAGCCATTACTATTTACGATAACAACAAACGGATTCGTCAGGGAAGGTATTTATGATGCACAGTATGAATATGCTGAAAAACTATTAAAAGGGAAAATAAAAAACAAACATTTTTTGCCTTTGATTTATGAATTGGACCATATCGACGAGTGGAAAGATGAAGCGATGTGGATCAAAGCCAATCCGGGATTAGGAACGATAAAAAGCATGGATTTTTTGCGGCAAAGTGTGCAGAAAGCAAAAGATGATCCAACTTATTTGCCGACGGTGCTGGTCAAAGATTTTTGCATGAAACAGACCGCAGATTCCGCATGGATGCGGTATGAGGATTTTGAAAACCATGAAACGTTCCAAACAGGAGAATTCAGATATGGAATCGGTGGAATGGATGCAGCAGATAGTGTAGATCTGAATGCGGCAAAGTGCATTTGTATGAAACAGGATGATCAACACATCTATGTTAGGCAGATGTATTGGATTCCGCAGGGAGTACTGGATCGCGAAGAACTTGCAGGAGATCGGAGGGGAAGAGATTCAGTGCCATATCAGCTATGGAAAGATATGGGCCTGTTACGGACAGTGGAAGGCAATAAGGTAGACAAACGCGTATTCCTCGAATGGTTCAAAGAAATTCGCGACACAGAGGATATCTATATTTTATACATTGGATATGATCCGTGGCACATTGATGACTCACTGTTAAGGGAATTCAAAGCAGAGTTCGGGGAAAAAAGCATGATACCGGTTCGCCAGGGGGTCATGACCTTATCAGGACCAATGAAAGACATGAAGGCGGATTTACAGGCCGGAAGAATCATCTATAACGACAATCCGATTGATAAATGGTGCTTCTTTAATACAGGTGTACGAACGGATGTCAATGGAAACATACAGCCAATCAAAGCCTTAAAGTCAACCGATCGGATCGATGGAACGATGGCATTGATTGATGCGTATGTCGTATTGCTAAATAAATATGACGAATTACAGTCAATAATCTAAGAGGTGAAGAATGGGAATATTCAAAAGAATTTTTCGAGCTGTAGACGAACGAACGGCATTTAAAATGATCAATGACATAGGAAATGGATTTTCAGCCTGGGATGGCGTGGCGTTTGATTCAGATATCGTGCGTGGATGTATAAGACCATACGCGAACGCAATCGGAAAATTAAAGGCACAACACATACGGAGGAATGAGAAAAAGATTGATGTTAATCCGGATCCGTATATGCGGTTTTTACTACAGGATCCAAACCCATATATGTCAGCGTGTGTAATGCAGCAGAAAATAGCTACAAGATTGGAGTTAAATAACAATGCGTTTATTTTGATTGTAAGGAATGGAAACGGTATTCCACAGCAGTTGTACCCAATACCGGCATCAAGTGTACAGACCGTGTATAACAACGAAACATTGTTTTTGAAATTTTATTATCCAAACGGTAGAAATGGAACATTCCCGTATTCAGATATCATTCATCTGCGGATGGATTTCAATGACAATGACCTGTTTGGGGAATCGCCGTATAACGCGTTAAAAAAATTACTTGAAGTACAGGACACAACAGATAAAGGGGTAATCCATGCGGTAAAAAACAGTGGAATTATCAAATGGCTGTTGCAATTTCAGACTCCTATGCGGCCGGAAGACTTGAAGAAAAATGTACAGGATTTCGTAGATAATTACATGAATTTGGAGAGCTCTACATTTGGGGCAGCAGGAGTAGATGCGAAAGCAACAGCGCATAGAATCGAACCGAAAGATTATGTGCCGAATGCATTGATTCAATCAAATTATAAAACACGGATTTATTCATTATTCAACACAAATGAGAAAATCGTGCAGTCAACCTATAGCGAAGATGAATGGAATTCCTATTTTGAAGCAGTGATCGAACCGATGGCAGAGCAGATGTCACAAGAATACTCACGGAAATTATTCAGTCGAAAGGAGTTGTCGCATGGGAATTACATATATTTTGATGCAGCAAATCTGACAACGGCAACGATCAATACAAAGTTGGCACTGCAGGCAATGGTTGACCGTGGGGCGCTGACACCAAACGAATGGCGGGCAACCTTTAATCTGTCACCGGTTGATGGCGGAGATGAGCCATTACGAAGACTTGATACTACAACCGTAACACAGGCAAAAAATTTGATACGGGGAATGAATAAAGACAATGCAGAAGATGTAGCAAAAAAGCTATTGAAATTGTTAGGAGGAGAAGTAAATGCCAAAACGAATTGACATAGTCGGACAGATAGTAGATTCGGGGAGCGGCTGGTTTTATGACTGGCTGGGAATGGAAAATACAACAGTTGCCAAAGTGAAAAAATCTCTTGATGAGGCAGCGGGTGAAGACGTTGATGTTTATATTAATTCGCCGGGTGGGATAGTTAGCGAAGGGGCGCAGATCTATTCCCTGTTAAGGGATTACGCAGGAAATGTCCATATAAAAATTACAGGCCATGCATGCTCTGCGGCATCAGTGATAGCGTCCGCAGCAGATTCAGAAATTAGTCCTGTGGGTGTATTTATGATCCATAATGTCCGCGCATGTGGAGATGGTGATTACCAGGATATGCATGATATGGGGGATGCGTTAAAAGCATTGAACCAGTCAATTATCAATGCATATATGGAAAAGACAGGGATGTCGGCGGACCAGCTGCAGGAAATGATGGACCATGAGACATATCTATCTGCAAAAGAAGCAGTAGAGAAGGGGTTCGTAGATCGAGTGATGTTCAGCGCTCCAAATCAGGTGTACATGAATGCGGAAAAGTCAATGATCCCACAAGAAAAACTGGCAGAATTAAAACAAATGATTTGTAAATCAGAGGCGAAAGCCAATGAGGACCAAATAAATGTAGCAAAAACAAAACTGAAATTATTAGGAATGAAAGGAATTTGAAAAAATGAACAGAAAAGAATACGAAAGAAAAAGAAATGAACTGTATGCGGAAGCACAGAACATGATTAACGAAGGAAAAATTGAAGAAGCGAATGCGAAGATGGATGAAATTAAGAACCTGGACGATGCATTTGAAGCAGCTGCAAAAGCACAGGCAAATCTGGAAGCGATGAATAGTGTACCTAATGGGATTACAGGTTATGCAGAAGATGAACATACTGATATGCAGCCGGAAGATATCTATAATTCTGTGGAATATAGGACGGCATTTATGAATTTCATGAATGGGAAGCCGATGCCGGTGAAATTTTCAAATGAAGCAGGCCCGGCAAAAACATCAGGGAACCAGGCTGTCATTAGCCCGGTAGTGGTGCAGAGAATCGTGGAAAGAATGGAAGCGATCGGAATGATCCTTCCGCTGGTAACACAGACATCTTTTGCACCAGGTGCTGTAGTACCAAAATCTGCCGTTAAACCGATTGCGACATGGGTAGCGGAAGGAAAAGGTTCCGACGTGCAGGGAAAAACAACGGATAAAATTTCTATTAATGGAAATAAGCTGCGGTGCGAAATTTCATTAACACTGGAAGCGGCAGTTATGAGCCTGGAACTGTTTGAGACACTTTTTGTCAAACAGGTAGCAGACGCCATGGTAAAGGCACTGGAAAATTCCATGCTCAATGGAACAGGATCGGGCATGCCGAAAGGAATTCTGAAAGAAACGGCGCCGGAAGGGCAGAACATTGACATTGCGAAAACAAAGTCTCTGGATTACGCAACACTGACAAAAGCAGAAGGTATGCTGCCGTTAGCATATGAAACAGGCGCAGTTTGGCTGATGACTAAAAAAACATTTATGGAATTTGTTGGGATGGTTGATAGCAATGGACAGCCAATTGCGCGGATCAATTACGGAATTAACGGGATGCCGGAACGGAGTCTTCTGGGCAGAAAGGTAATCTGCAACGATTATATGACATCAATCAACGCAACGTTGACACAGGATACAGTAGTGGCATGCATTTTCCGCATGGAAGATTATATGCTGAATACAAATTACGCAATGCGCGTATCCCAGAAGGAGGACTGGGACACAGAAGATCAGAAAACCAAAGCGGTAATGATCGCAGATGGTGAAGTGATTGATGTGAATAGCTTAGTGACACTTACAAAGAAAACGGCATAACGGAGGAAAAAGTGAATGTCAGTCAGTAACGAATATTTGAAATCGGCATTGAATTACTGTCGTGTTGATGATGAGGAAGAGGAGGAAATAAAAGGACTGACAGAAGCCGCCATACGAAAATGTGAGGTTGAAACAGGAAAAGAATTTATAGAAAAGGATCAACTGTATGCACTGGTAGTGAAAATGCTGGTGCTTGATTGGTATGATCATCGGGGATCCGTGACTACAGAAAATATACATGCGCTGCCGGTAACAATGGCAGCGCAGACCATCCTGGACCACATCGCATTATCATCGCTTTACAAAGCAAAGGAATTTGGAGGTGAGAGCGATGATGGTTAATGCGGGGCGGATGCGGCAAAAAATAACAATCCAAAGGATAACATATCAGGAAGATGAGCTAGAACAAAACAAACAGGGTTGGGAAGATTTCAAAACAGTGCATGCAGAGGTCAGGGAGCTTCGCGGTAGCGAATACTGGGAAGCAAAGAAACTGCGGCCAAAATCAACGTATAAAATCATAATTCGGTATCTGAAGGGAATATCGGAAGAAATGAGGATCAAATACGGTGGAAGGATATTCAATATCAAGGATATCAATGATGTGTACGAAAGGCATGAGTATATGGAACTGCAGTGCGAAGAAGAAAAGCAGACAGATGAGGTGAACGTCATTGAAAATTTATAAAGATTCCGGACTGCAGCTGATTGGATTTGAGGAACTACAAAAAGATCTGGCAGCAGCGGTGGAAGAAGCCCCAGTTATAGCCAAAGAAGAAATGCGAAAAGTAAGAAACAAATTTCTGCGAGATATCCGAAAAGATGTAAAAAGCCAGGTGGATTCGGATGACAATCTGACGAGCGGATTTTCGATGCCGATCTCCGGAAAGGGCATTGATCTGAAGGCAGAATTTTCCGGCGAAAAACATGGGAAAAATCCACACTGGCATCTGATTGAAGACGGGCACGTGATTGTAATGCCATACACAACAAGAGATCAATACGGAAGGAAAGTAAACCGTTCAGACGGTGGACGTACGAAAGGATTTGTACCAGGGATCCAGGCGGTTAAAAAGGAATCAGAGGAAATCGTACCACACTTAGAAGCAGCAATGAAAAGAGTGCGGGATAAATCGCTGGAGGGGCATAATTTATGATCACAGAGAAAACATTGAAAAAAGCGGTAAATGAGCTGCTAAAAGTCAGATGGCCAGATATTCGCCGGTATGGCATCGAGGTGACAGAAGGATATATACCGCCATGTTTTTTCGTAAACCTGTTATTGCTTTCAGAAGAAGATGCTGGTGCGAATACAGTATTGAAAAAGTATAACATGATGATCGATTATTTCCAAAAAGAAATCAATGAAACTGACCAGTATGAGAAGGTTGGCGCAATACGGAAAATGCTGACGAATGTGGGAAAGAAAAACCATAAGCATAGATTTGTATTGCCGGTGAAAGATCCGGATTCTGCACAGATGCGTTATTTAAAGGCAGATGGATTCACATATTCCTATATTGGGACTGCGAAAAACATATTGGAAATAGAGTTTGATTTAGAATATCACGATATGACAGCAGAAGCAGCACAGCTGCAGACTATGGAACATGTAGTAAATGAAACAAAATTAGAGTAGGAGGAGAATCATGGGATTACCATCAGTAACTGTGCTGTTCAAAGAGGCAGCAGAAACAACAGCAAATAGAGCAGAACATGGAGTGGTTGGGCTGATTTTAAAAGATACCGTACCTGATACAAATCCTGTAGTGGTATCCACACAGGCAGACATCCCAGGAACGCTATCAGCAGACAACCAAGACCAGATCAGGCTGGCTCTGCTTGGGTATGCAGAAGATCAACGGACAAGGAAAGTCGAGGCATACATTATTCCTAAGGCAAGCGAATCAGTGGACTATACAGACGCACTGGAATTCATGCTGTCTTCTGATGTGGATTTTTTAGCGATTCCATCAATCGCAGAGGATAATAAGACAGAAGAAGTTGTGAATTGGTTAAAATCGGAACGGGAAGAAAATAATCTATCAACTATACAGTTGGTACTGCCAGATACAAATTCTGACTATGTGGGAGTAATCAATTACGCTACAGATTCCGTTACAGACATCAATGGAAAGACATATACGGCAGAAAAATACTGCGCAAGGATCGCTGGACTGGTTGCAAGCGTCCCACTGAATGCGTCAGCAACATTCTGTACACTTCCGGAACTTGCAGCATGTGAGCACAAAAAACGTTCAGAAGTATCTGCAGCAATTGACGCTGGCAAGTTTATTGTTTTCTGGGATGGAGAAAAAGTGAAAGTGGCCAGAGGGGTGAATTCGCTCACCAGTAAGACGGATGGAAAGTCAGATGTATGGAAAAAGATACGTGTTGTAAAAACCATGGACCTGATCGAATACGACATTCGCCGGATGGCAGAGGATAACTATATCGGAAAGTATGAAAATACGTACGACAATAAGACTTTGCTGGTGACGGCTATCAATGCATATTTTGAAAAAATGATTACAGAAGGTGCGTTAGAGTCTGGAAAGTGCGAACTAGATTTAGATGCAAACCGCGCATGGCTTAAAAAGAATAAATATGCGGTGGCAGATATGTCAGATTATGAAATAAAAACAGCGTTGACAGGAACAGAGGTTTACCTAAAAGCAACAGTAAAAATAGTTGAGGCGATGGAAGATATTACAGTAAATATCGCGATTTAACAGGAGGTTAAGATGCAGAACATTTACGGAGCCGAGCGAGTGATCAACGGAACCTATGGCGAGGTATGGGTTGATGACGAATATATAGCAGAAGTAACCGGGCTGGAAGCAAAAGTAAGCATCGATAAATCAGATGTGCAGATGGTACGGAAATTAGGAAAAGGACAGAAAGTTACAGGAATATCAGGAAAGGGCACTTTAAAATGCAATAAAGTCAGATCGTATATCATGAAAATGATTAACACTGCATTAAAACAGGGAAAACAGGCGCAGTGCAATATTATATCAAAATTAGCAGACCCTGATTCGTTTGGAGCAGAAAAAGTATTACTGAAAAATTGTAGTTTTGACGAGTTGACACTAGTTGATTTCGAAGCAGGAAAACTGGGAGAAGAGTCAATCGCATTTACATTTGATGACTGGGATCTGATCGACACCATAGATACTACATTCACACAGCCATATGATGCATAGGAGGACACATGAACTTAATTGATAAATTAATGGAGGCAGATCCATCGAAACTGATGGAACGTAAAACAAAAAAACTGAAATCAGACAGGCTTACAGAGCTGACTGGAAGCATGGATCCGGTAGAAATCACGATCCAGAGCATCCCAAAGCGGAGATTAAATCAGTTGCTCTCGATTCAGATGGATAAAAAAGGGAATTATAATTTTGAACGGTCCATTGATGCACAGTTGATGGTAATCGTAGAAGGAATGAAAGAACCGGACATGAAAAACAAGGATCTGCAGACTCATTTTGGAGCGCAGACACCGAAAGACCTGGCAGAACGGCTATTTGACACAGAAATTACAAAAATTTCTGATGAAATTATGGGACTATGCGGGATGGACGATGACGAGGATACGGAGGACGCAATAAAAAACTGATAGAAACGGATTGGGAGGTAGAAATATACTACCTCCTTTTCCGTTATTTCAAATGGAAGCCGAGCGTATACTTTGAAATGTCTGATGCGGAGCAGTTGGTAACACGGGCCCTTCTAAAAAAATATGTTGAGGATAGAAATAGAGAGAACCAGGAGTTAGAACAAATCATGGAGGCATAAATGGGAGTAAGGGTAATAGAAGCCGTGCTGAGGTATAAGGACGAATTTACGCCTGGCATAAATAAATCGATAGCGCGTATGTCTGCGCAGCAGCGCAAGGCGAATCAGATCGGAGGGAAATTCCAAAAAGTAGGTGCCGGATTAAGCAAAGCTGGATCCGGAATGACAAAAGCATTTACAGCACCGCTCGCAGCAGTCGGGGTTGCGGCAGGGAAAACATACATGGATTTTGAAAGTGGTATGGCGAAAGTAGCAACGATTGCAGATAGCTCGCAAGTTCCTATGAAAGAACTGGAAAAGCAGATCATGGCCACATCAGATAAGACAGGCGTAGCGGCAAAGGATGTCGCAGAACAGACGTATCAGGCTATTTCAGCTGGCCAGAGCACGAAAAACGCAGTAAAGGCGGTAAATAGTGCGATTAATTTGTCAAAGGCCGGATTTACCGATGTAGGAAGCGCAATGGATGTGCTCACCACAATCCATAATGCGTATGGAAAAAGTGCAGGATCGCTGACAGAAATTAGTGATGTGCTGATTAATACGCAGAACAAAGGTAAAGTGACAGTGGATCAGTTGGCCGGGTCTATGGGCAAAGTGATTCCAACGGCATCCGCTTATAATGTCGGCCTGAAAGATTTATCAGCAGGATACATTGAATTAACAAAAAATGGTATCAATGCAAAAAGCTCAACCACATACCTGAATTCGATGTATAACGAATTGGGTAAAAGCGGGACAACAGCATCAAAGATGTTAAAAACGGCCACCGGAAAAAGCTTTGCAGAGCTGATGAAATCAGGGAAATCTACAGGTGATGTCCTGCAGATTTTGCAGAAGCAGGCAAAGAAAACAGGTACAAAGTTTTCGGATGTATTTAAAAACTCCAATTCTGCGAAGGCTGCCAATACAATGATCAAACATCAAAAAGACCTGAACAAGGCTCTGAAATCAACGGAGAAAGCAGCGGGGACAACAAAGACAGCACTGGGGAAACTAGGGAAAACAGATCAGGCAAAATTAAATAAGCAGATCAACCGCTTAAGAAATGACTTAATCAAACTGGGGTCAACTGTATTGCCAATTATTATGCCATACATAGAAAAAGGGTTGAAGTTTGGGGACCGATTGGCAAATAAATTTAATGGACTTTCCAAGGGGCAGAAAGATCTGATAGTAAAGCTGCTAGGGATAGTGGCAGTAGCAGGACCTGTACTTAAAATCGCGGGAAAAGGATCAACAATGATTGGCGGAATCGTAACAAAACTGCCAACAATGATGGGTGGAATTTCTAAAGCATTTGGAGCAGTTCGATTTGGAATTCTATCGATTGTAGCAACAAATCCCATGCTGCTTGTGATCATAGGCGTAATTGCGGGAATTGCAGTTGTGGCGCTTGTGATCTATAAAAACTGGGATAAAATCGTTGGATTTTTCAAAAAAACAGCAAAAAAAATGAAAACCATAGGGAAAGGCATCAAAGGAGTTTTTACTGGGATAGCAAACCATGTCAAAGGGAAATTCCAGAAAGGATGGAAGAAAGGATTGCTTTTAGCAAAAGCAGCATATGACAAGATGCCAGGCTGGATGCAGAAAGGTGTGAAGGATCAGATCAAGATACTCACGAAAATCACAGATTTTGTGAAAAATGTATTCAAAGGGAATTGGAAAGCAGCATGGAAGGATGTAGTGGATATTTTCGGAACGATATTGAGCGGGTTAAAGACAATAGCAAAAGCCCCGTTAAACGGAATGATTGCGTTAGTAAATACGGCAATAGGCGGGATAAACAAACTTGCAGTTACCATCCCGGATTGGGTGCCAAAAGTAGGAGGAAAGAATCTGGGGTTCCATTTCAACACAATTCCGTATCTGGCAAGAGGAACCAATAACTGGAAAGGCGGACCGGCTCACGTCAATGAAAAAGGTGGCGAGATTATTGACCTTCCGCGGGGGACAAGAGTCATTCCACATGATGTATCAAAAAAAATGGCGAAAAAAAGCAGTGTTAAGATTTATATCACAGGAAATGCAATTTATGTAAGAGATACAGAGGAAGTGAATGAAGTAGCAAGTGAGCTGGCATATAAAGTGAAATTAGCACTGGAAAATATGTAGGAGGAATCATGCAGATATCGATTAAGCTGGAAGGAAATGAAAAAAGCCGGATAGTGTTGCCAGTGCTGCCAGAAAACTTTGAGATCAGCGGAGCATGGAATAATAGTACATTAAATATCAATTCCTATGGGGAAGTGAATCTGATCGGGAAACGCAACCTGAAAACCATCCCGATCAGTTCATTTTTCCCGAAACAGTACAATGCATCCTATGTATCCGTGTCGCAAGGAAGCCTGAAAGATCCATATACGTATGTAAAAGAAATACAGAGAATGCAAGGGAAAATATGCAGACTGGTTATTACATCAACGAACATAAATATGTTATGCACGATTGAAGGATTTACCTATTCGGAAAAAGATGGAACAGGAGATGTGGACTATACCATTGATATTAAAGAATATCGGAATCCGTATGCAAGATCAAAGAAGCAGCAGAAATCAATCACATATACATGCAAAGCCGGAGATACATTGAAAAAAATAGCAAAAAAGAAGCTTGGGTCTGCCAGCAAAGCAAATAGTTTATATAAGTTGAATAAAAAGAAGCTGACAAAAGTATTTATGAATGAATACAAGAAAAAAAGAAAGAAAAATACGAATGCGGCAAAAAAATATAAGAGGCTGTCACCTCTTTTGAAAACCATACCGGCAAAGACAAAACTGGTTATAAAAAATGGAGGGTAAGATTTGGCCATTAAGATTGTTTGGAGATCATATAAAACAGGGAAAAATCAGGATATTACAAAACGAGTCACAAAGGTAACTTGGACAGGATCAGATACGCAGGCGGCACGAACGCTTAGTTTTTCCTGTGCAAATAATCCATACGATAAAAACTTTTTCGCACCGGCAATACGGAATGGAGATGCGATATATTTTTATCACGAAAAAACACTGAAATTTGTGGGGCGCGTGGTAAATCGTGAACAGAAATCAGAGATTGGAGAGCTGGAATTTTCTGCAAACGACTACCTGTATAATCTTCTGCAATCAGAGGCATCGTATCGGTTTAAAAATAAGACACCGGAATATATCACAAGAGCGGTCTGCAAGGATTTCAAAATAAAAACAGGGGAGATTATCCAGACAAAACAACGGATAGCAAAATATCTACCAAATGGGATGAGCCCATATAACATTATTCTGAAATCCTATCAAAAGGTACATAAGACCACGGGAAAGCAATATATGGTACAGATGAATGGAACTAAGCTGGAAGTGATTGAGAAAGGGAAGGTTGTACAGAATCTAAAACTCAGCAGCAGCACACATCTGACCAGTGCAGAATATTCCGAGGACGCCAGCGGAGTGATCGACCGTGTTGCCATTTATTCAGACAAGGGAAAAAAGATAGGGAGCGTACAAAATACGGCATGGATCAAGCGGTTTGGCGTGATCCAGGGATCTGTCGAAAAAGAAAAAGGGAAAAGTGCAAAAAAGGCAGCCAAAAACACATTAAAAGGAGTAGATAGAAATGCATCAGTGACTGCGATCGGTGTATGGGCATGTATCGCAGGGCGTGGAATAAAAATATACGATGCTGCAAGTGGCTTAACAGCTACATACTGGATTAAATCCGATCAACATGAATGGTCTAACGGGTATCATACAATGACGCTGGATCTAACTTTTAAAAATGTGATGGAGTCGGTGGAGTATTCAGAGGCAAGCGCAAGCAAAAACAGTAGTACAGGATCTGACACAAAAACAACTACAGTAGTGAAAAAGACGGTAAAGGCGAAGTATACAGCATATTACCCGGTAAACAACAGTATGGAAGGCGGGTATAGGGATGCCATGGGGCATAAACTTGTTCCAGCAAAACGAACTTGCGCGGCCCCACGGTCCATAGCATTTAACACGAAAATTATTCCGAAAGGAACAGGATCATCCATTGACGGAACCACATACAAAGTGACTGATCGGGGCGGAGCAATCAAGTTCCAAAATGGCAGATACCATTTTGATATCTTAATGGCATCAAAGGCAGCAGCGGAACGGTTTGGAGTAAAGTATGGGGAAGCCCAAATCATAAAAGAGGTTAAACAGGCAGGAAACATATCAAAAAAAGCAGACCGTGTAGCCGAAATCGCAGAAGGGAAAATAGGAAAAGTGAGGTATGTGTTCGGGGCAAGAAATGTTCCAGGCGGAAAAGCAGACTGCTCTGGATTTACATGCTGGTGCTTTAAGCAAATTGGGCGAAACATTGGAAGTGATACGATTGCTCAGGCGAAAAAAGGCACTAAGATTCCAAGGAGCCAGATCAAACGAGGAGATTTGATTATATTCCAAGGGACCTATCGTTCAGGACCATCACATGTAGGAATAGCCACATCAAATAAAACATTTGTGCACTGTTCAAGTGGGAAAAAGACTGTAGTGAAATCAACACTTACCGGATATTATCTGCAGCATTATCACAGTGCAAGGAGAATCGTATGAAGCAAAGGGTAAATGGGCCGGCATTGTTGGCAGCAGCGATGGTGCAGGCGGCAGAAAAAACAGCGAACAACAAGGGAATGTGTATCGGACAAATGACAGAGGAAGGCCAAATCATCATAGGGGCGCAGGTCATTGATATAGAGGACTATATGCAGCTAAACAGAGAGCATATGCCAGATCTGCATGCAGGTGATGATGTGATATTGTTCCGGCCGGACGAATCATATTATATTCTGTTAGGGAAAATCACATAGACGGCAGCAGTTGCGCCGGCGCAAAGCACAATGGGAACGAGAGGAAACAAAAATGTATCCATTTGAAACGGAAGATGAAATTCTTGATGTAGATCTTGAATTAGAAGAAAAAGAATATAGAGAATACGGGATAAAAAACGGAGACATTGGAAGCATTAAAGTAAGTAATCGAGAGGCACTGAAAATCTGGGTACAACATGCACTGCAGACGGCACGATATCGCTATGAAATATTTTCGGAAAACTATGGGTCGGAACTGGAAGAGTTGATAGAAAAAGTAAATGATGCAGAGTACATCAAGTCCGAAATGGAACGCATGGTAGAAGATTGCCTAAAAGAAAACGTTCATGTGACAGGAATTTCAGAATTTACCTGTGAAAATACGAAAGATGGATGGGTATGCAATTTCCAGCTAAATACAGAATATGGAGAGGAGGAATATAGCAATGTCAAGATATGAGGATCGCACATTTGAAAATCTGCAAAAAGAAATGTTGGATGATATCGCAGAAGAAGTTGATGCAGATGTTTCAGAGGGGTCTTTTATTGCTACAGCGATAGCAAAACAAGCAGTCAGGCTGGAAGATGCATATACGCAGCTGGACTATATCAATGACAACATGATGGTGGACACGATGGATCGGGATCATCTGCAGGAGTCTGGAGCGGAAGCAGGATTGCTAATCGGAGAAGGAACGGAGGCAGTGGTCACAGGGTATCTGAATACAAAGTGTGAAATAGGCGATGAATTTACAGCAATCGATTCAGAATATAACTATATCGCAACGGAATATCTTGGAACGGGAGTACTGCAGGGGGCAACAATCTATAATTATAATTTTGAAGCAGAGGATGTGGGAAAATCACCAGGAACATATATCGGAGATATTGAACCAGTTGACCAGCTGGATGGATTTGAATATGGGAAAATAACCGCATTGGTAACGAAAGGAGAGGACGAAGAAGATACAGAGGATTACAGAGAAAGAAGGCTGAACTGGCAGACAGAACGCGCGTGTGCTGGAAATAGGGCATATTACAGGGAGGTAATTCTATCGTTAGATGGTGTAGGCGGGGTAAAACTACCGCGACGCATTGACGGGGAAGAATATATCACATGCTATGTGCAGGCATCGGATTATGGCGTGGTGTCGGGAGAGCTGTTAAAAACACTGAAAGAGGAGATAGATCCGGAAGCGTCAGAAGGAGCAGGGTACGGATTGGCGCCGATTGGACATAAGGTAAAAGTACAGTCAGTAACAGCAGTAGACTGTGCAGTAACAGCGAAAATAGAATACACATCAGGGAAATCATATGAAGATGTATCGGATGCAATCGACCAGGCTATCCGGGCATATATTTTAAAAATATGTGAAGGCTGGCAGGAAACGGATGCAGCAATTATAAGAATCTCAGGGATTGAATCAGCGTTACTGGCAGTTGAAAATATACTTGATGTATCCGAAGTAACGATTAATGGGGATGCATCAAATCTGCAGGTTGGACCATATCAAATCCCAAAATACAAATCATTTACGGAGGCAGAGTAATGGCTGAGCTAAGGGAAATACAGCTACCGGAATGGATGACAGAACTGCCATCTATGAAGGCAGTGATTGATATAGGAGAAAAATATATCAATCAGCTGATGGATGATATAGAAAGCTTGCAAGATGATATTTTTATTAACACGGCTACCGAGTATGGGATAGCGCGAAGGGAAAAAATAGTAGGGATCACACCACTGTCAACTGACAACCTGGATGACAGAAGAGTTCGGCTTAAAACGCGTTATTACGAAACGTTTCCATATACGTTTCAATCACTGAAAAACAGCGTAGAACGCATCACGTCAAAAGATCTTATCATGACGATGGACACTAAGACTCAAAAAATGCATGTAGAAATTCCACTTGATAGAAAAAACAGCTATAACGCAGTATGTGAAATGATAGATCGGATGGTTCCGGTGATGATTATCACAGAAATCATATATCGGTGGAAGCGCTGGAAAGAATATGTAAAGACGTGGGAAACGGTAAAGGAAGCAACATGGCAGCAATTGCGAGAAGGGAAGGAGGTATAAATTGAGAAAAACAAAAAATTATGAGATCGAAATACAAGAGCCAAGTGATTTTATCAACATAGAAGGAATAGGCGAAGCATTTGATAAAATAGACCAGCTGGTAAAAGATGTAAATGAAAATAAGATGAATGCCACATCACCAACGGGATCCGGAAGCCTGAACATCAACAGGAAAGCAGGAACCACAGCCGGGACAAACAGCGTGACTTTGGGCACAGATGGAACTGCCAGTGGGGATCGCGCAACAGCACTTGGGAATAAGACAACTGCTTCCGGTGATACTTCTTATGCGGAAGGGAACCAGACAACCGCATCCGGTGATTATTCCCACGCGGAAGGAGAGCTTACAACAGCGTCCGGCGATGATTCCCATGCGGAAGGCTCAGCAACCTCGGCAGTAGGAATGTTTTCCCATGCGCAGAACCAAGGCACTGTGGCAAATGGGCAGGCACAGACAGTACTTGGGAAATTCAATAAACCAGACACAACAAGTGCCGTGATTATCGGGAATGGAGCAAACTACGATGCGCAGTCTAACGCCTTAACAGTCGGATGGGACGGGTCAGTGCAGTCTTCCGGGCGTCTGCAGTCGGTGCAGGAATCAAAAACGGTGCAATTGTCAAACGGCGCATCCGGCAGCCTGGAATTGTACCGAAAGGGCGATATTGTGATGGCTATAATTGCCGGCGGGAAACTGTCAGCAGGTACCAATAGCCGCGTAATCGGCACGATTCCGGAAGGATGGCGGCCGCCGCGGCAAATCCAGATAATATTAGACGGAACATCCAGCTTTTCATATATTTTTATCAATTCATCCGGGCAAGTGATATGCAACTATACATCAGGAAGCGGCCTGACAGTATACGCCAAAGTAACATACATATCTTGGGCATAAGAATTTTTATACAATAAGCAAAGGAGAATTAACATGAAATATTTTGTAATTACCATCCAGAAATTAAAAAACGGAACAACAGCGCAGAACATTATCAAATACGACACTTTGAATCAGGCAGAATCTGCCTTCCACACAGAAATGGCCAGTGCCTGCGTATCGGAAACGTTGGAATCTGATACATGCATTGTAATTGATGAATTTGGTCAGACATATTTCCAGCGAAATGTATCTGCGGAGTAAAGTAAGAAAAGGGAAATAAATGAACGAACCAATTATGATAACCCCGCACGATCTAATCACATCTATTGTGTGGATCTGCGGGGCAATAATTACAGTTAGCGGCTGCATTGCTGTCATTGTTAAGGCTATACAGAAAGCCCGGTCACCTGATAAGCGTAGAGATGAACAGCTGAAGGATCTGGATAAACGGCTGGCCGCCCAGCACGCGGAATTTTCAGAGTATATCAAAGAACATGCAAAAGTCCATGATGCGTATAAAGTCTATTTTGATAATGACAAGAAGCGGATCGAGGACATTGAAGAAAATTTCAAACAGTCAAATCGGGTGATCATAGCTACTCTGCAGGCGCTGGTAGAACACGCGAGGCATGGAAACAACATTCAACAGCTGGATGAGACGAATGACGAACTTAATGAATATTTGAGAGAAAAATAGGAGGAAAAGGATATGGAATTAACAGGATTAGGAATTACTGGTGTAGCGGCGATTACAGTCATCTGCTATCTGGTAGGGATATTCTGCAAGCAGTCCGTGCATGTGGATGATAAAAGTATCCCGGTATGCATGGGCATTGCTGGGCTGATCTTAGGCATTGTAGGCATGTTTGTGATGCCGGATTTCCCTGGCAAGGATCTGATCACGGCTATGGCCATCGGCATTGTATCCGGTCTGGCCGCTACCGGAATTAACCAGATCGGCAAGCAGATCTATTATAAAGAAGATGACGGCGAAACATTTGAGAAAGACAGCACAGAAGCGGAGGGATAAGCCATGAAGATATATAAAATCTCTGCCAGCTCGCACAGCTACGGCGGGAAGCGGGCGCTTTCTTCCGTCAAGGCAATCGTGATCCACTACACAGGGAATAAAGACGATTCTGCCCGGGCAAATGCCATGTATTTTAAGAGCAGCAACAAGCGTTCTGCTGGCGCTCATTTCTTTGTGGATTCTTCTGGGGATGTCTATCAGTCGGTAGACATGTCCCGGGTCGCATGGGCCGTCGGCGGTTTTTTTACGCAGAAAAGCGGCGCAGGAAGCTACTATAAAAAGTTGACGAACACGAACACGGTTTCCATCGAACTGTGTAACATCGCTGACCGGTACCCGACAGATAAGCAGACCACTGCGGTTCGCGACCTGATCCAGTACATACAGGAGCGCTGCCCAAATGCGACCAAGGTAGTCCGGCACTGGGATATCAACGGCAAGAATTGCCCTGGCCGGATGGTTGGGAAGGACAATACGGAATGGAAGAAATTCCTAGCGGCCATTGGCCAAAGATCAGCAAAACCGGCAGCAGTGAAAAAGGCATCCACTGCCGGAAAGATGAAAGTTATCGCAAAATCCGGATTGAATATGCGGGCGAAAGCGTCCGCATCCGGAAAGATCATCGGCGCCATCCCGTCCGGTGCATGGGTGAAAGTGGTCAAAAAAGGTACAAGCTGGTGCAAGGTAACATACGCAGGAAAAACCGGATATTGTGTAAAAAAATATTTGAAATAAGCAAGAGCCCCCAGAGCGATCCGGGGGCTTATTTTTTGAAAAAAGTATTGACTTATGTACGCACATAAGTTATAATAAAAACAGTTAAGGAAGACCTTAATGAATACGGGGGCAAGAGCCAGAAAGGAGAAAACATGAACGAAGAAATGACAAACATAGAATTTATGACAGTTCTGAAACTGATCATCCAGATTTTAAAGGATGACGAGGTGAAGGAAGAGACAATTAAAAAAATAGAAGCCTTGCTGAAATAGCAAAGCTTCCAACCAACAAAACAGGGCGGTACTTGCCACCGCTCTGTACAAGATGAATATATCATCTTGGAACAGAAATGGCAAGAGAATGGAACGGTGATTTTTTATAGAAAAAAAGAAAATGGGGAGACCTACGGATAATCCTAAGACAGAACGATTATACATTAGAGTAGCACCCGATGAGAAGAAGCAGATACAAGAATTTATGGCAACAACAGGATGTAGTTTATTAGACCTTATAAAGAACGGTATAAAGGCTGTAAAAAAAGAAATAGACTGTTAGATACCAGAGATCTATGAAACGTTGGAATTGAAATAAATAAATGAAAAACCCCGGGTTTCCGGGGTTTTTCATTTTTTTATCATGATTCCGGATCGTATCATCGTGGGCGAGTGCAGAGGCGGAGAGACTCTGGACATGCTGCAGGCGATCAATACCGGACACAGCGGAAGCATGAGCACCGGGCACGGCAACAGTGTAGCGGATATGCTTTCGAGGCTGGAAACAATGACACTGATGGGGGGCCTGGAGCTGCCCATCCCGGCCGTCCGCGGGCAGATCAGCCACGGGCTGGATCTGATGGTGCATCTTGGCCGGCTGCGGGATCACAGCAGAAAACTGCTGGATGTGCAGGAGATTGCGGGAATGGAGCAGGGAGAGATTGTGCTGCACCCGCTGCTGCATTTTACGGAGAAAGGGGAGCGTCATGGAAAAATATACGGAACGTGGGAACAGCAGGGCAGGCTCCTTCACAGAGAAAAACTCAGGGCCAAAGGGCTGGAAGAGGCATTCCGCGCAGTGGAACAGGGAAAGGATTAGAGATCTGCTTCTGGCAGCTGGCGCCTCCGCAGGGGCGGCATTTCTGTTTTACCGGTCGGTGTTCGGGCTGCTCTGGGGCATTGTGCTGATTCCATATATCGGAAAAGTGCGGAAACAGTTTCGCGGCAGCCGGCGGCAGGCAGTGATCGCGGAGGAATTTCACACAGGGATGGAAGCGGTTTCCGCAGCCCTGGCCGCGGGATATTCAGTGGAAATGGCCTGGGTGGAAGCACAGAAAGAGCTGGAGAAAGTGTGCGGACCATCCGGATTTATGACACAGGTATTTGCCAGAATGAATAAACAGGTACGGATGAATGAGCCGCTGGAACGGCTGCTTTTGGAATTCGCCTATGAGACAGGGATTGAGGACATCTGCAGCTTTGCGGAGATGTTTCGCTATGCCAGACGCAGCGGCGGGGATCTGACGGAAATGATCCGTGTTACGCAGCGGCGGATGAGGGAAAAGAAGGAAATCCTGACCGAGATTCAGACGGTGGTCACTGCCAGAAAACTGGAACAGAAAATGCTGCTGGTGCTGGTGCCGGGAATTCTGCTGTTTCTCACAGTAAGTTCACCGGAGTATGCGCAGGTACTGTATCATACGGCCATCGGGACCGTTGCCATGACCGGATGTCTGACCGGTTATCTGGCAGCGGCGGAATGGGCCAGACGGATTGTGGATATCCAGGTGTAAGAGGGGAGGAACTGCGGTGGTCAGAGACAGAAAAGGAAGGAGCCGGAAGCAGGGAGTTTTTATTTTCCTACTGTTTCTGGCGCTTGGGGCAGCGGCGGCAGTTTCCGAACGGCAGACAGCCGGGGATTTTTCCGGAAAGGGAATTGCGAGAGACGCACCGGGGGGTGACAGCCGGGAACAGCGAATTTTTTATCAGATTGACGGCGGGAAAAAGAAGGAAATGACGCTGCAGATTCATCCGCAGGTGCTGGATGAATCTGCAGCCATGGAACTGTTAAAACAGGCCAGGGACACCTGGCAGGGAGAATATCTGGGCAGCAATGAATCTCCGGAGAAAGTGTCGCAGGATTTAAATCTTCCGGATCAGCTGCAGGACGGAATGGTTCAGGTGACTTATTCCTTCGATGATCTTTCGGCAATCAATGCCCAGGGAGAAGTGCAGACCGGGGAACTGACAAAAAAAGGCAGGCCGGTGACACTGACAGCGGAATTTTCCTATGAAGACTGGCGCCTGCTGGAGCGGAAACAGCTGCTGCTGGTGAAAGGGGAACAGTCCACCCGCAGGCAGCTGGAAGAGGAAGTCCGGGCCTCCGCGGCAGCCCGGGAACAGAATGACAGGCAGAAATCATTTGTCCGTCTGCCGGCACAGGTAAACGGACACCGGATCACCTGGAGTCAGGAAAACAGTTCCCGATGGATCCTGTTTCCGCTGCTGGGGACCGCGATGGTATTCGCATTCAGGTTCAGAAGCATGGAACAGGAAAGAAAAGCAAAGAAACAGCGGGATACGCAGTTTCAGCGGGAGTACCCGCAGATGGTGGATCAGATGTCACTGCTTCTCGGCAGCGGGATGACGGTTTTCGGTGCCTGGGAAAAAATGGTGCGCAGTTACCGCTGCCTGATACAGACGCACCAGACAGAGGAGAAGCGGTACCTGGAGGAAATGACCGTGACCTATCGGGAGATTTGTGACGGACGGGGCGAGCGGGAAAGCTATGAGCGGTTCGGCAATCGGATCGGCCTGCAGTGCTACCGGAGATTCGCCTCCCTGCTTTCGCAGAATATTGAAAAGGGAACCAGGGATATTTGCGGGATTCTGGAGCAGGAAGCCAGGGAAGCCCTGGCGCTTCGCCAGACAAACGCCAGACGGCAGGGGGAAGAAGCAGGAAGCCGCCTGCTGGGGCCGATGCTTCTGATGTTTGTGACTGTTCTGGTAACTGTACTTGTGCCTGCGTCTCAGAATCTGTGACCCGGCACAGGCGCGTAATCGGAGAAATAGATACGGAAAGGGGAAAGGAGCAGTTTATGAAGAAGAGAAGTGCTGAAATCAGACGTTTTTTCACAGAGGAAAACGTATAAAAATTATGAAACCGTTGGGAATACTGGCGTTGAGCGTGATGCATGTGTCCTGATTTGCTGTGAAGGGGCAGAAAAGGGGCAAG